TTAATGGAGTTTCTGTTGCGCAGTGGTCAGAGCCATACAATTCAATTAGTACTGGAATTTTTACAAATACTCTATCAGCAAGCATTTCTTCTCTTATAGATTTTGAAGAAGATATTCAGTGCAGCACCCTAGATCCATATGGATATAACGATTTTGATAGTGGGTGTGTCACTTCTTTAAACAACTCTTTGCTGGCACAATTATCTGGAACACCAATGGTTTATGGATCAGGTGGAAATATTAAACTAAATAAAAATGTTTTTCAAACAGTTACCTCATCTTCAGCTTATGCAGAATATGTAACAAATACAGGATCAACAATTCCTCTTACAGAAAATCAATATAAAAATTTTCCATCTTTAATTTTTCCAGGAAAAGGATTTTTAAATCAGTTTGGATACAACAAAACTTTAACTACAGAATTTTGGCTAAGAATTAGTCCAGAAGAAACTTCTCAAACAAGAATATTTGGACCACTAACTTCAAATGATGGAATATATATTGATAAAGATTTTATAAAAATAAATGTTGGAAAATATACAAAGTCATACTTTATTGGAAAATGGTATAGACCAATGCTTGTGCATTTTTGTCAAAGTCCAAATGAAATATTTTTAATGATTAACGGAGAAAAGGTAATATCAATTCCAATAAACTCTTTAAGCATTAGCACCTTTCCACCACCAAATGAAGACGTTTTAGGATTTTACACAGATGATAAAATTTATTTGCACGAAATAGATTCATTTTCAATATTCCCTTACGTTGTTGCAGAGCAGGTTGCAAAAAAAAGATATGTATTTGGACAAGGAGTTCAGGAACAGGAAAATATTATTGGAGCACTTAATGGAACCCTATCCTATGTTGACTTCCCATTTTCTGGCTATAGCTCTACAATTAAATATCCAGACAGAACAAAGTGGGAAGATGGATTTTATAATAATATATTAGCAAATAGTCAAGGAATTTCTTTGCCAGAGTATACATTACCAGAAGTATTATTTAACAACAACACTAACCTGTCTGGATCTCAAAAATCTTTAATAACTTCAGGATTTTATCAAGAAAATTATGAAATACAAGATGAAGACTATGCATTCATTGTAATGGATCCAACTGACTTGTATATTAATAATGGTTCCTATGGAAAAATTTATTTTTCAAAACTAAATCAAACAAATTATCAAACAAGATCTATTCACTCTATATTAAAGTCATCAGACGATGTTTCAACCAGGCAATCTTTGATCTATATATCAAATAATACACAGGCAAACACTTTTGAAATAGCAATTAATTCTGGAAGTATTCAATATTTATATAATGATACTATTTTAAACTCAGCCTCTATATCAATAAATTCTTATTTTGCAGTAGGAGTTGACTTTAATAAAATTGAACAGGCATATTCTTCTATAGTGGGATCTTTCTTTTCAAGACCAGACACTCTTTCTTTAAGTTTTGCAGGAAATCAAGAAGACACGTTTTTAGGAAAGATATTTTCTTTAACTATTAATAATGATTTCTTTACAGATAAAGATGGGTCTCAAATATTTAATTCTTCTGGTATAGCAATTAAAAATTTTAATAGCGATCTGTACAGCTACATTGGATCCTATACGCTTCTTCCAAAATCTTCAAATTCTGAGATGATCCTAGATATTGGGGTATCTGGATATTGGGAAAATTCTATTCCACTTTCTTATTTTGGTAAGTATATAACTCAGGCTAATGGAGATTTAAAGTATGACTTAGACTTAATTCAATTTAATATTGATACGCCAAGCTCTATATTTTCAAAATATAACGAATATTCTTCAAATTATCAAGAGTCTTTATCAACAAAGGTTTACCTAACATTACAAAATATTGCTGAAATTGGTCAAGTAGTATACACTCAGTTTACAAATACAGAGATTATTGGAATGGATAGAATTTTAGACTTAGGTGAAATAACATCTTCAGAAAATACAAAATATAAAATCAATGATGGAACAGTAATCTATCCCCCTAAAGATATTTCTGGATTTACAAATTATTATATAACTTTGCATATTGAAATTACCTCTAAAGGAATTAATACAGAAAAAGTAAAGGTAAAAAATATGGGACTGTCTTCGCTTTCCTTTGATGAAGGACAGTTTTACTCAATAGATACTCCTGCTGCAGGAAAATTTTATCCAATAGTTAAAAACGAAGATCAGTATGTTTATAAAAGAAAAATTCCTGTAGTTATTGATACAGAGTCTTCTCCATATCTGTATCTTTCTGGAGATTCTGGGCTAGAAGTTTTACCAGAGGTGGATGAAAATTTATTAAAAGGATTGTCTATTCCAATAAATCAAAGTTTAAAATCCGCTCAAGAAGTTGTTGGATTACAAATATTTTTAATGTATAATGAATCAAATTCTTTTACAGAAAGAAAAAAGATTGGACAGATATTTAGTTCAAATGACTCATTTGATATTGTTTTAATTCCAGAACAAGATGGAAAAAGAGCTTTCTTTAAAATCTTTGATACAGAAACTGGAGCAGAATTTACTACTGCAAAATCATTTTTAAATGGAAAACTTGTTAGTCAAATAGTTATTGAGCCACTATCCTGGAATCACATTGCCATATCTCTTCAAGAAAATGCTATACCACTTGATGGTATTATTGGCGAAATAGAAGTATATTCAGGAGTAAAGGTTGACAATGTTGCAAGTTTTATAGAACTTAATCCAATTAAACAAAACTTAATTGTATATGATGAGTGGAATATGGTTGATGATCAAGACTGGTCTTACTGGTCAGCCTCTACAACCTGGACACAGGTTTTAGATGCACAATCCCTAGAGGTTACAGTACTATCTTTAGATGGAGAAGAATTATTTAATACATATTCTGGTCTTTCTTCAGGTGTTGGAAATGACAATAGTGTATTTGATGTCACTTTTGATTCTGTTGTAATATTAAATGACACAGATTGGGACATTTATTTGGTTTAAGCGATAATTTATGGTACAATGTTGTCATGGATTATATAGAAGGCTTACAAAGAATGCCAAACAAGCCAAAAGTAAAAGTAGTAGAAAATACTTCTGAGCATGGTTTATATGTTTGGAAAATGGAAAATGGAAAAATATTCGGAGATGGCGATGGAAGTTTTATGAACATTCCTGCTAGAAAATACGATATTAGTGCAATTAATAGAATTACTCAGGCTGCAGCACACTATGGTGCTGGTGCTGGAAAAGCAGTTTTTATGCCAGGAGTAACAAGGGTAACAGAAGAAGAACATTCTGTTCAGATTGATAGAATGTCACAAGGTTACATTCCAGATGAATTTGATACTGGTGCTTTTATAGATGCTGCAAAGGGGCTGAATACTCATGGAGATGACTGAGACTATTGCAAGACTAGATAATTTAGATAAGAACAAGCCATCTGCAAACAAGAGTGATGATTTCTTGCTTGAGGCAGATATGGTAAAAAGTTTTGATGGAATTGATGCAAACTTTAAAAGAAGAATAACTAGAATTAGTAAAGCTTATACTGGTCAAGATGGGGCTAAGTCTAAGCAACTATTTCCAGAACAAGATATCACTACAGCCTACGGTCTTTTTGATGTAGTTCTTCCACCATATAATTTAGACGAGCTTGCGTTCTTCTTTGATAACTCTTTTGCAAACCATGCTGCAATTAATGCAAAGGTTGCAAACACAGTAGGTCTTGGATATAACTTTATTATGTCTGATATTGTTAAAGCAAGAATTGAAGAAATTGAAGATGTAAATCAAAGAGTTAGAGCACAAAGAAAAGTTGAAAGAGCAAAGTCTGAACTCACCAACTGGCTTGAAGAATTAAATGATGAAGATACCTTTACCCACGTTCTTGAAAAAGCTATGACAGACTACGAAGCAACTGGAAACGGTTACATTGAAATTGGCAGAAAAAATACTGGAGAGATCGGATATATTGGTCATATTCCAGCAACAACTGTTCGTGTAAGAAGACTTCGTGATGGCTATGTTCAAATTGTAAATCAAAGAGTAGTTTATTTTAAAAACTTTCAGGATAAGAAAACAGTAAATCCTGTTACTACAGATCAAAGACCAAATGAACTAATTCACATTAAAAAGTACAGTCCAAAAAATACATACTATGGTGTTCCAGACGTAGTTTCTGCAGCAACTTCTGTTGTTGGAGATCAACTTGCTGCAAGATACAACATTGATTACTTTGAAAATAAGGCTGTTCCAAGATATATTGTTACTCTAAAGGGTGCTAAGCTTTCTTCTGATGCAGAAGATAAGCTATTTAGATTCTTACAATCTGGTTTGCGTGGACAAAATCATAGAACGCTTTATATCCCACTTCCTGGTGATGCTGCAGATAATAAAGTTGAGTTTAAGATGGAGCCAGTAGAAAATGGAATCCAAGAAGGATCTTTTGATAAGTATAGAACTTCAAACGTCCATGACATTCTTATGGCACACCAAGTTCCTATCTCTAAGGTAGGATCAGATCCTGGAAGTTCAATTGCCTCTGCTCTTGTTTCAGACAGAACCTTTAAGGAGCAGGTTGCAAGACCATCTCAAAAGAATTTAGAAAAAACAATCAACAAACTTATTAAAGAAAAAACAGATATTCTGTTGCTAAAGTTTAATGAGCTAACTCTTACAGATGAAAATACTCAGAGTCAGATTGATGAAAGATATCTAAGAGCACAAGTTGTAGTTCCAAATGATATCAGACCAAGATTAGGATTACCAGTAATTCCGCAAGGAGATACTCCAGTAGTTATGACCCCTCAACAACGTGCAGAGCAAAATGCTCAAATGGCTGGAACAAGAGAAAGAGATCAACAAAGAACTAACGAAGCGTCTGATTCAACTTCTACCACAACAGGAAGAAATCCTGGTGGAGAAGGAAGATCAGTGTTATAATATAACAATATTATAAACATATAAAAAATACATATATAATAGGAATAAGATGTCTGCTTTAAACAAGGCTTATTGGACTTCGGACAACGATGATATCAAGTTGTCTATGCCAATCGCCAAAATAGATGAAGAGCGTAGAACCGTTTCTGGATTTGCCACGCTTGATAATATTGACAAGCAATCTGACATCGTTCCTACAGATGTTAGCATCAAAGCTTTTGAAATGTTTCGTGGAAATCTAAGAGAAATGCACCAGCCAATTGCTGTTGGTAAAGTAGTTAATTTTAGACAAGAAAAGTTTTTTGACAAGACTACAGATAAACTATATAATGGAGTTTATGTAGATGCATACATTTCTAAGGGTGCACAGGACACTTGGGAAAAAGTTCTTGATGGAACTCTAACAGGATTTTCAATTGGTGGAGTAATTAAAGAAGCAGAAAATTCCTGGGATGAAAATGTTGAAAAGACAATTAGAATTGTAAAAGATTATGAACTTCATGAGCTATCTTTGGTAGACAATCCTGCAAATCAATTTGCAAATGTTGTGTCTATTCAGAAGGTTAACAAAGATGCTCAAATTGATGGTATAATTGCAAAAGCAGATCTTGAAAATGTCTACTGGTGTGAGAATGACGGTATCGTCAGACTTTCAGAAGTTGAAGATTCAAGTTGCCCTTCATGTGAAGTTAGCATGAAGAATATTGGTTTCGTAGAGACAAAGGATGCAGAAAAAGCTATGACAGTTAAATCACTTTTAAACAAGTTTATTGGTGTTACAGACCTAGCCAAATCTGATGACGTTTCCGAAACCCCAGAGACTTCAGGCGAAACGTCTGAAACAGCGATTGACAAGAATGCGTCAATTGTAGAAAACAATATAGAGGAGGAGAACAACGTGTCAGAAGAAAATACAGTAGTAGAAGAGACCGTTGAAGAAGTTGCAGCTGAAGAAGTTGCTGCTGAAGCTCCTGCCGAAGAAACCGTAGAAAAGTCAGTTGACGCAGTTGACGCTGTTGAGGAAACAGTAGTTAAGTCTGCTGATCCAGAAGAAGCACCTGCAGAAGATGTTGCAGACGAAGATGCTTCCGATGACGTTGAAGTTGAAAAGTCTGTTGCTGAAGCTAGTGCAACTGATTCTGAGCTTGTAAAAGCTGTTGACGAAATTAAGGTTTCAGTAACAGAGGCAGTGAGTGAACTTGTTTCAACAATTAAGTCACTAAATGAAGAGATTGCAGACCTTAAAAAGGGTCACGCCACAGTAGCAGAAGAAGTTGCTGGAGTAAGAGGCAGTCTTGAAGAGTTTGGAAAGCGTGTAGACGGTCTAGAAGACGAAACCGCTGTCCGTAAGTCTGGCGATCTTGGCGGGATCGTTCAGGGAACAAAAATACAAAAAGGGTCTATGTGGGGTGGACGTTTCCTAAATTCCGCTGACCTATATCATTAAGAGAAACTGGAGGTGAAATAAAAAATGACAGAAAACAATGAAATTTTAGAAAAAGCGGCTGCAGCTGGTACTATCGCATCTGGTGGTATTGGTGGAGTAAGCACTCCAGCAGCTGGAATTCTTGACAATACTAACCCAGTTGGTGATCTAGTGTCTGATGGCGGTATTTTGCAGCCTGAACAGTCACGTCAGTTTATCGAGTATATCTTTGAACAGCAGGTACTAGCCCAAGATGGTCGTAGAGTCACGATGAGAGCTAATACAACTGAACTTGAAAAGATGAATGTTGGAGAGCGTGTAATTCGTGCAGCAGCCCAGGCTGATGCAACCTACACAAATGCTGATGTTCAGTTTACCAAGGTATCACTAACCACCAAGAAGATTCGTCTTGACTGGGAAGTATCTAGCGAAGCTCTTGAAGATAATATCGAAGGTGCAGGTCTTGAGGATCACTTGGTCCGTACAATGACTCGTGCGTTTGCAAACGATCTTGAAGATCTAGCTATCAATGGTACAGGAACTGGTACAAACAGCTTCCTTAACATCCTTGAAGGCTTCGTTTCAATCGAAGCTGATGGTAATTCAGCAACATACGGTACAACTATTGAAGATTTGCAGGGACTTGTTCTTGCAATGCCTCGTAAGTACCGTGGCTCTCGTTCGAACATGAAGTTCTACGCAGACACCGAAACCGTTGCAGCAATTGTAAACGGTCTTGGTTCTTCGGGTAACTTGAATTCCGAGCGTATCGTTGAGCGTGTTATTGATGGTACTGCTCCGCAGACCCTTGGTAGCCCAATCGCATACCGTGTTCTAGGTCTTCCATTAGTTGAAGTTCCTTTGATGCCAGCTGGTTATGTATCACTTACATTCCCAGAAAACCGCATTTGGGGCTTCCAGAGAGACGTAACAGTACACCGTGAATTCAAGCCAAAGAAGGACACTGTAGAATATACAGTATTCCTACGCTTTGGTGTTGCAATCGAAGAAACCGATGCAGTAGCATTCATGCAAGACTAATTATAGTCATCATTGGAGGGGAGGCATTAATTTGTCTCCCCTTCATCTATTTATAAATGATATAATAATATAGATGTGTTATGACAAAAGTTAAAGATGATCTTGTTTGTTTATTTGTAGAAAATGCAAGTGTCTATGAAAAAACTCTTGGCAGACTTAATAAAGGCTATAATGTTGTAAGAAAAGAAGATGCTGATATATGGGTTAATAAATTTCCCAAAATTAGAATCACATCTCCAGAGGAGGTAGCCGAAGTTTTCGGTGTTAAATAATGGAAGTTTTAAGAATTAATGGGAGTGTCCCAACAGTTTCGTTTTCAGACCTTGTTCCAAGTGGTGTATATACCATTGAATACTCTGATCTTTTGACAGATGAAACATTTTCAGCAAGTGCTTCAGCAAATGGTTCTGGAGATATTACCTTCACACTGGATGATAAGTATATCTCATATGATGGAAATTTAGAGGCAAGAGTCCTAGACACATATGATGAAGAGGTAATTGTTACAAATATTGATGTTTTAAGACCATACTGTGACATATATAGCTTAGCAACAGAGCTTGGAAAAACAGTTACTCAAATAAAAGAAATGGAAAGAATTGCAAGATACATTGTAGATTCTGAGACATTTGGTGGATTTAAATTTGTAAGAAAAGAAAAAGAAGTAGTTGGAATGGGATCTGACTATTTAGTCATTGATGAAAAGATTTATAAGCTTTACAAGCTATATGAAAATCTTGAACTAGTTTATGATGTAAGTGCAGAAGCTAATGATCAAGAGTTTGAAATTTCTAAAGACAAGACTTCTATTGTTTTAACTCAAACAGAAACAAATAGAGTAAATTATAATAGGGTTTGGAGAGATAGATATCTAGATGTAGATTTTGCAGACGGATTTGAATACCTTGTTGATGCAGACTTTGGATGGAAAGTAATACCTCAAGATATTCAGGAAGCAACAAGACTACTAGTATCTGACATATCAAGTGACAATATGAGATATGTAAACAAGTACATTGAATCATTTGATAATGATGACTTTAAGATTAAGTTTGCAAAGAACTTTAATGCTAGTACAGGAAATCTTGTAGTAGATAGAATTTTACAGAAGTATAAGAATAACATCCGTCTTGGGGTGTTATAATGCTTTTTAATTCATCCCTTGATGATATTCTTTATCCAATGACAGCAGACATTTATTATGCTGTAGAAACTCAGTCTGAATATGGAAATATGACAAGAACTTGGCAGTTTGATAGAACTGTTAACTGCTCAGCAATTACTGCTACTTCTGGAGTACTAACTGCAGAACTCAGAGTAAAAGACAAATTTTTAGATTATGAATCTTCACTATTCTTTAGAACAAATGAAGACATTAGAAAGAGCACATCTGGAAAGTATTATCCAATAACGGCAACTGCAGTTACAAATATGAGAGATCCAAATGGTGATCCAGTTTGGATTAATACAGAAAATCTTAAAACAAAAGCTGAAACTGTTAAAACAAAGTATGAAGTTAAAACAATTATTCCAAGCTTTGATATGTTCCATAATATTGGTATGTATAGAGTATTTTTGAATCGTTCAGCAAACCAAAAGTGGGATATACCAGAATGATAAGAGCAAGAATTAAAGGCGATAATGTTGTAAAAATGCTTAAAAATTCTGTTGAATACTCTGCTGCATTTGCTACAGAATTGAAAAGAAATCAAGATACTTTAAATAGAAAACTTGGAGAGGAATCAATTGATGCTTTTTATGAATATCTTGATGGACTTGCAAGGTCTCATCCAGGAATGCTTCATCACGTTTATGAATGGGGGGAAGTTGGAAATCCAATGGAAAGACTATTCGATTTAACAATGTCATCTAATAAAACATCTGCAGTTATTGATGCTGAATTTTTAGAGTCTAGAATTCCATCTCCAACATCAACAGAGCCATTTTATGATAAGGCAGAAATTATGGAAGAAGGAAGAACTGTAACAATTAATCAGGTAGAAGCTAAAGCACTATTCTTTGAATCTGATGGAGAAGAGTTCTTTAGAAGTGGTCCAATAGTTATTGCAAACCCTGGTGGAGAAGCAACAAGAGGTTCTTTCTTGAAAGCATTTGATGAATTCTATGGATCATATTTTACAGAAGTTCATCTGAAAGCAATTAGATTTTATCAATACTTTCAAAATCCAAAAGTTTTTGAAACATATTTTGCTTCTGCAACAAAAGGTGGAGCTTCTGCAAAAGGTAAAAAAGCTGCACTATCATGGATAATGAATGCACCAGGAGGCAGCTATGGTAGTTTATAGACCAGAGAATATTATTAATCTTTATGTTTGGGAACAGTTTAAGACTCATGCCCCAGCTTTTTATAATTTATATGGTCCAACCTCTGGTGGTCCAGACATTGTTCCATTCTTTCCTGCTCCAGCAAATAACCTTCCAACTGCAGTAATTGATAATGACTTACCATATGTTATGTTTGATAAGTTTAGTAGAGTCCGTGGAGGCTATAAATATTTTTACCCTATCAAGACTGACCAAATGAGATATACAATCGTTGGTGGCTCTCTGTATGACATTAATAGGAACCAGCAGGATAGGTATGCGACTACTATAAATCTTACAAGTCTTATTCAAAGTATATTAGATAGGGAAGATGATGCTGCAAGAGATATTAATGAATTTACTAAGACTCTTCCAGATTATAATAACCCTAATTACCCAGAATTAAGCAAATATTACTTTCACTGTGTAAATGTTTACCAGTCTGGATTTACAGATACTCAGCAAGATGTCTCTGATTTTATGGAATATAACCCTACAAGAGACCTTATTATTAAATATGACTATCATTCTAAGCAATTTAATGAATGATAAAAACTAGATGTATACTTAAACTAGGAAACGCCAATACCCTATAAATTTTAAGACTAAAAGTGAGGTGTAAAAAAATATGGCTACTCGTGGAAATTCCAATCAAATTATTGTTGGTGCAGCACAGCTCTTCGTTTCGAAGCAAGGTCCCCTAGAATGGAACTCTGCTGAAGAAGTTTATGCATTCAATGGAGGTTCTGTATCAGGTATTCCAGCATTCGTTGCAGGAACACTTTATGCAGACACAGTTGAATCAGCTTCTGCAAACTGGAGAAACGTAGGCTACACCATGAATGGTTTGGAAGTACAATTCCAGCCAGACTTTGGTGAAGTACAGGTTGATCAGCTTCTTGACGTTGCTAAGCTTTACAAGCAAGGTATGCAAGTAAATATGGTTACAGCATTTGCTGAAGCTACTCTTGAAAATCTTGTTGTTGCAGTTGCAACTTCAGATGCAAACTATGATGATGTAGATCCAGATGAACTAACACTTAACCTCTCAGCAGGTGATCTAGGCGAAGTTCCTTTGGAACGTGCACTTATCGCTGTTGGTCCAGGTTCTGGTGATCCTAACGCAACTGGTGCAGATCAGGTTGAGCGTGTCTATGTTGCAAATCGTGCTCTATCTATTGATAGCGTAACTGTTTCAGCAAAGCGTGATACTCCTTCTATGTATGAAGTATCATTCCGTTTGCTTCCAGCATCTAATGGTTCGTACGGTAAGATTGTTGACCGTGTAAAGGGATAATAACCCTATATAATTTAATAATAGAAGCTACCCACTCTCATTAATTTGGGGGTGGGTAATTTCTTTTATACAAGGCTTTTATGCTATAATTGAATATATTCTACAGGAGGAATAAATGGCAACTAGTGTATATGAAGTTGTAGAAGTAGAGCTATTAGATGGCTCTACTATTTCTATGAAACCGCTAAAGATCTCTTTACTTAGAGACTTTATGAAAGAGTTTCAAAAAATATCTGATCCAAAAATTGCAGATGATAATATCAAGTCAATGGATCTTTTGCTAAGCTGTGCAACTATTGCAATGAAGCAGTATAATTCAGAACTAGCAACCAAGGAGCAGTTAGAGGAAATCATGGATCTCCCAACTGTGTATAAGGTAATTGAAGTGGCTGCAGGGATTAAGTTGAATGACCCAAACGCACTGGCAGCGGCTCTAGTTGGGACGAACTAGATCT